TGCGAAAATATACACCCTTTCCACCGATTACTGCTGCTGACCTACGATCTCTAGGTCCAACCCACTCTTGCTCGTGTGGCTGTACAGTCTTTAATATCTATGCTCAGTTTGATGACTATAACATTTCGTGGTGGGCATTGGATGGTCAATGTGCTAACTGTGGAAACCTAGTCAAGGTTCCTTGCCCTGTAGATAAAGAAGAAAGTATTTAGGCAACAAAAAAAGAGGCCCCACCCCGTTAGGGATGAGGCCTTCCTCGCAGCGCTCTTACAAATTACTTACTTTACAGCGTCGTACTTTCTTCCGAACTCCGCTTCAGTCTTATCAGCCCACTTGACGATAGGGGCAGTAAGACCACCGATTAGGATTGCGTATTCAGGCGCTAGGTCTGTTGCCAAGGCAATTCCCATAGTCGCTGCTGATGCAAGGACAGCACGGAGATAAGACTTGAAAGCAGCCTTAAACTCTTTGCTCTTGATTTTCTTTGCTAGTTTCTTCATTACTTTCCTCTCTTGAATAAGGACACAAACAAGGACTTCTTCCTAAGAGATTGGTTCTTAGTAGCAGCCTTGGCTGTCTTCTTCTTAGGCTTAGAGGCCTTCGACTTTGCCACAGTAAGGGCATCCTTCGGAGTCCTCTTAGCCTTTTCCAACCAGGGAAACCAAGGACTGGTGTCCTTATCGTGCTCTTGCCTGATTGAAATGTGTAGATGACTTACGTGTTTATTTGGTCCTTCGTAAGCGCGGTCACCGTGTTCCTTAGACCAGATGCGCCCACTAAATATCAGGTATGAGACTCGCTTATCTTCCTTGAGTTTCTCATAGATTTTGCTGCAATCAATTCCGTTATGTGGATCGTGGGTCAAATCTACTGCGTGACCTGTATTATGGTCAGAGTTAGGATTTGCCTTGATGTGAGCCTTGCTTGGCAGGAGTCCATCCGATACCTTCTTGCGCTTTGGAGCAAGCGCAGTTGCCTGTCTTAGAACGGCACTTGCTGCAGGTGTTGCACTCTTTGCAACAGGTTTCACTTGTCATCCTCTTTCTGCCAGAATCTTGTAGATTTCGTCAACGCGTGTCTCTAGTCGAGCCACTGTGTCTTTGATGCTGGAACCACCATTAGGTCTAAGTTCATAAAGAAATGAATGGACTATCCAACGTAGTCCCATAAATAAAGTTGATGCTATTCCAAGAACTGTGGCAACAAGAATTGCCCATTCAGTAGGGGTCATTGCAGGCTCCTATACGGATCTAATAGTGACAAGTAAGGTTCCGCCAAAGCCTGTGAACCTTTTGTCTTGCGGTGTACGGTTGATAAAGTCCATCTCTTCTATCAGGCCAATAAAGGATTCTCCTGTGCGGAAGTCCTCTACTCGGATGGTATCGCCTACGTTTTCTACTGCTTCGAGTTGTTGCATACGGTCCCAAGCAGAACCTTCATAGCCTACTTCCACTCCGAACTTATCGCTCTCGTGGTCATAACAGAATAATGGATACTGAATCAATCTTTGACGAGGTACTGAGGGCAGAGACTTCAACTGGTAGCCAGTAAATAGCGGTCCAAGAGTGCTGTCATTGGCATCACGGCTAAGTGTAAACTTGAAGGCTAAGTATTCTTGAGGTCCTTGCGGATAAGGAATACCGATTTCAGAAACAGTAGACTCTTCAGCAAAAGAACCGATTGCATATTCAATATAGTTATAGCCGATAGATGAGATACTCAAACTACCATTAGTGGTATCAATACGCGGGGTAAGTAGTTTGAACAACTTACCTTCAAGAGTGTTGTAGCGGATAAAGCCAGTCTTTAGATAACCAGATGCAACCTTGACTCCGTATGATTCAATCCATACACCATCGCCTGGAACACAGAAAGCCACACGATCTGTGCCACCAAGAAAGGCTACTGAGTTACTGGTAGTAGTCTCGCCAGAGGCGCAAGCATCCCAAGCATAGGCAAAGACAAGGCTATTAGGAATTACTGGCTGTGATAAATCAATACGAACTAAACCTGATTCGCTTCCCTGCTTGGTAGATACATAAGCAAACTTATCTCTAAAGGACACATCAGTACATTCTGTTTCAAACAGTAGAGGTCCATATGAGACATCTCCATTATTACCTATAGCACCCACTCGAACACCTTTGTTAGTGCATAGTATCGCGTAGGCACCAAGGTAGGTATCAAAGGTATTGATGATTTCACCTTCAGGTAGGTCTATAACTACCGAAGGAACGCTAAGTTCTGGGAAGCCAAGAGCATTAGCATTAGCCAAATCTAAAGTAATCTTATAGATAGATGAGTTCTTACGGCTATAGCCACCTACATAGATAGCATTAGGACCCTCTGAGATAGTAGTCCAAATCCAATCACTCTGTGGATGGGTATAGTGGTCTGATGGTAGAGCGCCTCCGCCAGTATGAGTAGCATTTAATTCATAAAGTTTATTATTGATAGTAGCAATTAGGCGTTGCTTTATGTATTTAATTCTGGCACTGGTTGTAGATGAGGCGTTATAGGTTTCAACGTCGCTTGTACTACCACCGATATTTCCTCTATGAACGTGAGTTCCATTGATAAACCAGTATCTAATTCCATCTGTGGTTAAATCAAGAATAGTAGATGGAGTTCCTGCTTGGGTATAGGTAGAGTCAGTAGGAGTATCATTACTCATCGTAACTTTCTTCAAGGCAGAGCCATCTGCTACAACTAAACAGTCATTAGTACCATCATTAGCGCCAATAATTATTGGGGTATTGGCGCTAGTTAAAGCCCTGACTGTAGTATTTAGCAGGGTAGCCTGACCTTTAGTCCAGACATCCAAGCCTTTAGATTCTGTGTATTGGAATCGCAATGACTCATCTTGAGCAGGCTCAAAGTATTTAATTCCTTGACCTAGATGAAATGATGACTGAGATCTAAACCACCAACCAGTCAGCGATTGCTCGCCTGCTTCTCTGGTCTGGTCATACTGTTGCTTACGATACTGCGCCGTTACACGGCGATAAGGTGAATCATCGCTGGCAGCCAAAAAGAATGGCAGCCCGTTGATGGCTACATCGTAAGAAACTCCTGTGGCTTGATAGTTAGTCGAGCCAGCAGGATTGGATAGGGTATAGGGAATACCCTCGGTAATATCGTCACCATATGGTGCCAAGGTTTACTCCTTAGTTACTAGAAGGTACTGGTACCCAACTTTGTGTTGCTTCATCCCAATAATAAACGCCACCATCATTGGGATATGGGACTGGCGGTATCCAATAATAAGTTTCTGAATCAAAAGTCCACGATGGGTAGGGCTGTGGATCGTAAAAACCAATACCATCCCAAAGAGAGCCAATTCCTGCATAATTTTTATTTAGCGCAACTCCACCATCTGGTTGCCCATCTGGTCCATAGTGAATCCCACCAGATGTATTGTATGAAGTTTGTATCCAAGTTCCGCCAAGATTGTTTTCACACCATTGTGCGCTATCAGCAACGATAACATAAGTCACAATACCATTTTCTACTTTAGCAAAATGTGCCATTTAATTTTCCTTTATGCTGCATAACGAACAATAACTATACCTGAACCGCCATTACCGCCGTATCCTGCTCCGTCACCTGTATTAGCCGCACCGCTTACAAACGCGCCACCATTAGGATTACCACCATTACCGCCAGTAGCGTATGTAACCGCGCTACCCGTAATAGAGTTAGATGTACCTGCGCCACCTGCCGCACCATTTCCTGTACTTCCATTAGCACCATTAGCAGAAGAACCGCCACCGCCACCGCCGTAAACCGAAGCACCGCTACCACCGCTATAACCTTCGGGTGGTGTATAACCACCTTCGTTACCTGTAAAAGTGACCGCACCACCTGGTCCGCCTACACCGCCTGATGAAGAACCGCCGTTTGCGTTACCTGTGCCGTTAGAGTTAAGGCTTGGTCCGCCACCAGTTGAAGTAATAGAAGAAAATACAGAGTTATTACCTTTTCCTGCGGTTGTTCCTCTTGCGCCACCTGCGCCTACTGTAACTGTATAACCAGTACCGCTAGTTACAGATGTAGCAGTACCGCCAACATTTGTTCTATAACCGCCAGCACCGCCACCACCTATCCACGCTCTATCAGTTAAACCGTCATAATATGTTGCGCCACCACCAGCAACAACCAGATATTCAACAGAAAGATTTACTAATGGAGTAAACGTTCCAGATGTAGTGAAAGTATGAACCCAATAATTGCCGCTTCTTGTTATGGTTCCACCAGTTGCTTTTGGTTGATTAACATTTGAGGATGCAAAAATTCCTAAAATAGTTGCCATTACTCAATATCGCCAATCACGGTCCAAGTATCTGTTGCTGTTTTAACAAGGCTTGCTGCAGACCATTGAGCACGAAGTGCTGTCCCAGTTCCATTCAAGGTAACTCCGCTTGCTCCAGCCACTGTTACCTGACCTGCGCCAATCTGTTGAAGATTGATGATTGCACCAGTAGCAAATGCAACGGATGAGTTAAGTGGCACAGTTACTGTTATGGCAGAAGCATTGCTCAAGGTAACTAAGCGACCATTATCGGTTAGTACCAAAGTATATGTAGTACCAGTCTGGGCGTTAAGAGTTAAGTTCTGTCTAGCATCATTGATTGTTGGTGTATTCAATGTTGGGCTAGTTAATGTCTTGTTAGTCAAAGTTTCTGAACCAGTAAGAGTTGCTACACCAGTCAAGGTATTGCTTGATGCGCTAATAGTTTTATTAGTTAGCGTGTCTGTTGTTGCTCTACCGACCAAGGTATCTGTTGCTGCAGGAAGTGTAAGCGTGGTTGTTCCTGCTACTGCAGTAGCCTGTACTGTGGTGCTACCAGAGGTAGAGCCAGCAAAACCTAAGTTAGTTACAGGCGAGATAGATGCTTTGAAAGCATTAAGATCATCGCTAGTAAGTACGTGTTTGACTGTTGCACCTGCTGAGTGTTGCACTCCAGATGTTCCAGAACGTGCTCTGACGATTGTAAAAGTATCGGTAGAACTTGCAGTAACAAATATGATTTCTTCGTTTGTGGTATCTGGGTCAATAGCAACAGTGAACTGGTCAACGTTGCCTGCGGCAAGTGTTACTCCGCCAAGCAAGGCAGAGCCAGTTCCTGCTGCCACTGTCATTGTTGTGGCGCTAGACGATATTGTTGAGGCTAGTGTCGTCTCAACGCTAATCGACGAGTATTGTCTGGTCATTAGCCTTCCTTATTTTGTGTAGTGGATACGAATTGGATATTTGTCTGCCAACTTCAACGATTCTTCTTGTAGTCGTTGTTGATACAGAGCAAAGACATAACGAGATGCAGAAGCGCCAGAGTTGTATGGGTTCTTGGTGTCATTAAGGTCAGCCTCAGCACTGGTAAGATTGATACGACCAGTGTCAAGGAATGATAGAAGTTTGTAGCAGGCACCAAGTATGGTCACATCTACTGTGCTACTTGGAAGACCAGTGACATCTGCATAGTCATCGGTACTAGCATCAAGGGTATTACCTTCTGTTGTATACCAGACCTGAACGGTACGACCAGGTTGTATGTTTTCATAGATGTTCACCGTATTGTTAGTATTAAAAGTCGCAGCATTTGCCATTGGGTCTGCTCTCCAACGGTTAATAGGTAACCATTCCTGAGAAGAACCTGTAGTCTGCCAAGACATATACAAAATTGATTCCAAATCATCAGGTAAAGCATAGGTAGTCTGTGATGCGTTGAATGTAAAGGTAGTTGAACTTACTGCCCAGAGTTTAGGGAAGTAACTGTTGATAGTATCGTTGATAGCCTTCTTTATGCTGATACGTGGAAAGGTTGGGGCTAGTGTTACTTGAGCATACTGTGCGTGTGGTGATGCTGTGGTTCCTTGGAAGCCACGACCAATCGGGTTAGTCGGAGCACCCATAACGTTGAGAGTATTGTTTGTCTTGTTGAAGGAATCAATCCAAATCAACTCATCATCAATTTCAATCAAACCTTTGGCAAGGTTATCTCCTGAACCAACCTGAATTGACAAACTAGAAGTCGTCAGACCAGCCGAGTTATTTACATAAGTGATGCGATCTTGACGAAGAGAATAACCCTGTAGGTTAGTCCGTACCTCGTCTATCATCTCCGACAGTGTTGGCATTGTTTCCTTCCGTATACCAGCCATCTCCCCACAGAGTCTCTAGTCTGCGGAAGTATTTCTCATATTGCTTCGCAATAACATCTACGGAGTAGAGCGATACTGCTCTCTCTCGTATTGCCTTGCGATCTAAGTTCTTGACATTCTGAGTTGCCAAGACAAATTCTTCAACGTTGCGACATCTAAAGCCTGTCACACCTTCTATAACAGTTTCAGTAAATGCACCCCAGTCTGTAGTAATTACTGGAGTTCCGCAGGCTTGTGATTCAATGTTCACATTGCCAAAGGGTTCTAGGTATAGAGTCGGTACAAATGTAGCGATTGCTCCACCCATCAACTCTGCTCGCTTCTCAGGACCAACAGGTCCGATATACTCACCATAGTTCGGGATATGTGGGCCAGGTCCTGCAAAGATTAAACGAGCACCGATAAGTTTGCAGATATGCGCTGCGATATCTATGCCTTTACGTGGAACCATTCTGCCTATGTAAAGGTAATAATCTCCATCGCCTTTACCTAGCGGGAACATATCAGGATCTAAGTAACCTGGAATGACCGCATCAAAGAATGAACCATCTACTTGCGCTGCGTTCTGATGTTGAGCGTAGACTGCGTGCATCCAGGCATATGATTCAAATACTCGATACTTAGAAAAGATACCTGAGTATCCAACACCAAACTCCACTGTCATCATATGTGGCAGTGCATCTGAGATTGGCTTATGACTTGCTCCGCCAATGACACAGATAAAATCTGTCTTCTCTGCTCGCTTCTTAATCTCAGCAGCAGCCTTCTTATTAAACTTCTGCCAGTGAGGTAAACGGTAATCAAACGGTGCTTCTACATAAGGCTTGTTACCTACAACGATACGTCGTTGCGTTTCAGTGATGCAAGGGATAAGTTCATCTACTTCGGCTTCGTTCTTTTCGCCTGCGTAGAGATAGACTGTATGGCCTAAGCCCTTCATCATATTGCAGAACCTGCGTACCTTTTCAGTGTACGCACAGCCTGCGAAATCTTTAGTTGTGTTAGTATGTGGTAGTGCTACGACGTGGAATCTCATACCACAATTCTACTGAAAACCTTGGAAATCAGAGACTAACTCGCCGCGTAAATCTGAGAATCCATCGTGTTGAATTACCAGATTTGGATGGGCAATATAGGCATTAGTCCTGTTAGCCCAGACCCTATAGGCAATGTCTATATGGCGGTCAAACTCTCTGGCTATCTGGATAAATAAATCTACCTTGGCAGGATTTACACAATAGGCTTGGGTTCCTGTTGAAACTACCTGTCTAACCCAATGCTTATTGACTGGCTTAGTCTCATTCTTTACTGCTCCAAGATAGAAGATATCCCAGTCTTTGGGTAGGTCTGCCATATATTCATCTAAAGATTGTACGAAATCTTGTCTAAATTTAGCATCATCTTCGCAGATAAGGACCATCTCATCTGGCTTTATCTTCCGCAGAACTTCTATATGACTTAACCTGCCAGCCACAATCGGGTCCATACCCAGAAACTGTCCATCTAAAGCAGGATGTACTTCAAAGTCAAAGCCAACTGTTTCGGCTTCTTTACGGAACTGCTCTAAACGATCTGAACGCCTATTGACATTGATGACAATAATTCTGTCAAAGTATTTGTCGAGACTCACATACCACCTAAGATTGAAAGTTATATTATTTTACCACAACAAAAGCAATTCAATGTCTTCTTGGGTTAACCCTAGTCGGTTCATTAAGTCTTGTCTTTGCTGTAAGACTTCTGCGTAGGATGCGATATTGGCTTGTATTTTTTCTTCTAAATTGTCAATGCCATTTTCACTTACTACTGCAAGTAGTCCATCTTCGGCATAGGCAACACAGTTATTATCTTCCTCAAACTTATTGTTATCCCATTGTAAAGGAATTGGAGTATACGTCTGCTTCATTTATATCTCCTTTAGATTTTCTTTGCCCAGAAGTTGCACTTAGTCCCAGTTGTTGTTGCGATGTTAAGGTTTCCAGATTTACACTGCACTTCAACATAATCATTCACAGCAAAATCATATAAAGTTGTAATAACTCGACTATCGCCAGGACCACCGTTACCAGCGTTTGCTTCAGCAATAACGGTTGTTCCATTAAGCAAGATGCGAATAAACATTGATTGGTTAGCATCAGAAGTTACTGTTGATCCGACAATAAATTTTCCAGCAGTCTTAATTGTTAGACGACTGTTATTGGTTGAGTTGTCGTGCATTGTATCTGTATCAAAATCTTCACTATTAAAAGCAATAGTTGTATAGGTAGTTGTACAGGTAGTTGAACTGTTAGCCCAGGCGCGAACTGAGATATCTGTCAGTCCTACTCCAGTTGGTCCTGTTGCTCCTGTAGGACCAGTAGGACCTGTTGGACCAGTGGGTCCTGTAGGTCCTGTTGCTCCAGTGGCTCCGCTAGGTCCAGTTACACCTGTAGGCCCCGTAGGTCCCGTTGCTCCAGTAGCACCTACTTCGCCTTGAGGACCAGTAGGTCCTGTTGGTCCAGTAACGCCTATTGGGCCTGTTGCTCCAATAGGACCAGTGGCACCTGTTGCCCCCACTTCACCTTGGATACCTTGTGGTCCTGTCGGACCAGTAGCACCGATAGGTCCCGTAGGGCCTGTAACTCCCTGTGGTCCTGTCGGACCAGTGGCACCAATAGGCCCTGTAGGTCCGATAACACCAGCAGATACGATTGCTAAAATTACGTTTGCGTTATTGGCAAAGCCTGTAGTTCCAGTTCCAGCAGATGAGATAAGAGTTACTGGGACTTCAACATAATCATTTGAAATGATTGTGATTGAGCCAGAGACTTCCCACTTCTGATAGTTGTCAGAGTTGCTACTATCTTGAATAATAAGAACGTCATTTGTGTTAAGCAATGCAAGGAAAATATCTACGTCTATATTGTCAGCATTGATGTGGTCAATGTTTATCTGAGTTGCTGAAGTCTGAGTTGCGTTATTCCATAGCAGGAATGTACTTCCTGGAGAACCGCTAGTAGCGGTAGTCTTAGCAACATAGTCATAGTAGTTAGCAGACTGTCCATCAGCACCTGTAGGTCCAGTAGCACCTGTAGCACCTACTGGTCCAGTAGCACCAGTAGGGCCTGTAGGCCCTGTAACACCTATTGGTCCTGTTGGACCTACATCACCTGTCACACCCTGCGGTCCAGTGGCTCCTATAGGGCCTGTAGCGCCCGTAGGACCTGTATCACCAGTAACGCCTACTGGTCCTGTGGCTCCTGTTGCACCAACGGGTCCTGTGGCTCCTATAGGCCCTGTTGGACCTGTGTCTCCAGTTACTCCTTGTGGACCAGTTGCGCCGATTGGTCCTGTCGGTCCAGTCGCTCCCGTGTCGCCTGTAACACCTATAGGTCCTGTTGAACCTGTTGCTCCCGTGTCACCAGTTGAGCCTGTAGCACCTGTGGGTCCTGTTGCGCCTGTACTTCCTGTCGGGCCTGTAGCCCCAGTCGGACCAGTTTGTCCCGTATCACCTGTAACACCTGTCGCTCCTGTGCTTCCTGTGGGACCAGTGAGACCAGTTGGGCCAGTAGATCCTGTAGCACCAGTATTACCAGTTGGTCCTGTGGGACCAGTAGGGCCTGTTAGTCCTTGACCGCCTTGCGGTCCTTGACTTGCTGAAAACTCTACTGCAACTTGTGGAGTGATTGACTCAATTACGATAATAGTACTCACGTAGTCACGGCCCCCGTTACTATGAACTTACCTTCTAAAACTCTTGTTATTTCTGAGCCTGAATCTAAAACTAAATCATATGAATATCTACTAGCAACAATATCGCCAGTAGTTGTAGCATCAATAGTTACGGTAACTCGTCCATTAAGAGCATCAAATACCATACGACCATTAGCAGTAGATGCAACGACAGTAGTTGTAGATGCGCCCACAAATGGGCGTACTGTCATTGTTCCTGTATATCCTGTTAGGTTCCAAGGAGTTGCAGTTCCAGCAATGTTGTTCTGCACTTGGAACTGAAAGTTAAATGTAGTGGCCTGATCGCAGACTAAATTATATTTCGCACTCATCAGGTTGAGACCGCCCTGAGAGCAGCCGCCGCAGGTAAGCCAGAAGTAGAAGCGATGTAATTACATACACCACTAAAATCAAGCCAATCGGCTTTAGAAGCGATGCCAGCAATTTCATTTAATACTCCTACGGTGTCTGTTACGGTAAGAGTGACGCTACGTTGCGCTGCCCATTCTTGAGCAGCCTTAGCCGTATCAACCATATCGGCAGCAATGCGATAGGTTCCACCATTAGCCAGACGATTCAACTCTGCATTGAGAGTTGTTCCTGCAACACCTAGTGCCACTTATTACTCCTTACTTCTTCTTTTTTGCTACTGCAGCGTTATCCACCAAGTTAGGATAAGGACGACCTGCTGCCTTGGCTCGCTTCTTAGCAGCGCTCTTCTGTGCAGGCGTTAACTTCTTAGATGTTTTCTTTGGGTTCTTTGTATCCCAGAATGCTTTCTTCTTCACCACTTCACCTTATCTGCCCAATATGCGGCGCTCATTTTACCTTTAGCAATGTTCTTAGCGTGACGTGCTTTGAATGATGCTTGACGTTTTGTAGGCTGTCTATCTCCTGTTACGCCTTGCTGACCGAATCGGATTGTCTTGACTTGTTCTCCGACTTTGGCAACGACCACGTGGCTCTTAGTTGGGTGGCTAGGCGTACGCTTGGGTTTATTGAAGCCCGATACACCAGCGCGTGTAAGGCGTGAATCACTTTTTTTCTTTGCCATATTCTCCGTACTTTCCTAAGATTGCTCGGATTGTTCCGTTCTTATTAAGTCTAACAATCATCCC